ACGTACGCGGTTGTCCTCGAGAAAGAGCAGCCGCCACCGTGCCCCGAGTGCGGCGAGCCCGACGACCCGTTCGACTCCGGAGTCTTCCACAGTGAGTCTGGTGACTACCCAATCGTTCGTTAGGCGCTACCCTTCGAGGGTGCCCGTCACGGCGACCTGCAGCGATTGCCATCGCCGACGCGATCCCGCGCTGAGCCGGCCCGAGCATGGCGGTACCTACCGACCCCTCGTGGCCGAGCACGATGCCGGCAAAGACTACACGGCCGAGACCGGCCCCGCCTGCGAGTGCGGGTCGCGCAAGGTCGTGATTCGGCTCCGCTTCTGAGGTCCCGATGAAACCAGGTCACTCCCTCGACTGGAAAGCCGAGGTGCTCGTCGACGCGATGTTCACGCGGGACGATGAAGCGGTCGCCAAGAAGCACGGGATCTCGGCCCGGAGCATCATCCGCTACCGCGAGCAGATGGGCCGAACGCCAGAGCTGGCTACCCTTGTCGCGCAAAAGCGGCTCGCCATCGACGACAAGATCCGCGACGAGCTGGTCGACCTCATCCGGCTGTCCATCGAGGCGGCCAAGGTCCTGGTCGTGAAAGCAAAAGAGTCCGGCGATCCCGTGCACCTCCACGCCGTGATCGGCGCCGTGAAGATCGCGAAGGAGCTCAAGCTGGACGACGACGTGCTCCATGGGTCTGGTCCAAAGAATCGCCCGAATCCGAAGGCTGCAAGCCCTTCAGGAACTTCTGGGCACGGGACCGGAGCAGGAGCCGGACGCCCCGGAACAGCCGTCAACTGACGAGCCTGCCGACGAGGAGCGCAGGCCGTCGAGGCCGCCAGAGGAGCAGGTCCTCTCGTTCATCGAGCGGATGTCGCCCGAGCTCGAAGCGCCGACGCACCTCGCGCCGCTGCTCGCGGAGATGGACGCGTGCATCGCGCCCCACGTCGGGCAGCGGTTCTTCTGGTTCTCGGTGCCGCCACGGCACTGGAAGACGACGACACTTCGGCACGGCATCGCCAAGCACCTCCAGCGATGGCCTGACGAATCCGCCGCGTACGTCTCGCACACGCAGCCGTTCGCCAATAAGCAATCGCGCTACCTGCGCAAACTCGCCGCGCGGTGCGGGTTCCGGTTCTCGCTCGACGCCAACCGACAAGACGAGTGGGAGCTGCGCGACTACGACGGCGGCGTCACCGCTCGAGGCGTACAGGGTTTCGGCGCCGGGCTCGGTTTCCGCCTCATCGTCCTCGACGACCTCATCAAGACCCGCAAGGAAGCCGAAAGCCCGACCTACCGGCAGCAGGTCTGGGACGCGATCGAAGACGACATCCTCCCGCGGCTCACGCCCGACGGATGCGTGTGGCTCGTTCACACGCGGTGGCACGAAGACGATCCGATCGGCCGCGCGAAGAAGCAGGGCTGGCGCGGCGTCAACCTGAAGGCGCTGGGCGGTGAAGCCGAAGACCAGCCGCTGCTCCGCAAGCACTGGGACTTCGGCGTCCTCGACGCGATTCGCAAGAAGAACGCGCGCAAGTTCGCGTCCCTCTATCAGGGCATGCCGCGGCCGAAGGGCGGCGCGGTGTTTCAGGCGCCGACGCTCTACGACTGGAAGACCCAGCGACCCACGTCGGGATTCCGCAGGGCCTACGGGATCGACCTCGCGTATTCGGAGAAGACGGTCGCGCGCGCCGACTGGAGCGTCTCGCTCGAGATGAATCGGGTGGAGACCAAGGACCCGAAGAAGCCGCTCTTCTACATCGTCGACATGGAGCGCAAGCAGGTCGACGCGCCGAGCTTCACGCTGACGCTGCACGCCCAGCAGGCGAAGCGCCCGGGCCCGATGCGATGGTACGCGTCCGGTACCGAGAAGGGCGCCGGTCAGTTCGTCAAGAAGAAGGTCCCGCAGCTCAAGATCAAGAACGCGACGGCGGACAAGTACGTACGCGCGCAAGACTTCGCCGAAGCGTGGAACGAAGGCCGCGTGCTCGTGCCCGATGGCGAAGACAAGCCCGCGTGGGTCGATGAACTCGTCGAAGAGATCACGACGTTCACCGGCGTCAAGGACGCGAGCGACGACATCGTCGACGCCGGCGCCGCGGGGTTCGACGAACTCAATCGCGAGCGCGACCTGACGGTGGAGGGCGCACGATCGGAACGGTGAGGACCAGTGGCCGAACCGAAATCCGCACCGAAGAAACCCAAGACGCCGCGTGACCTGAGGGCCGGCGTGCAGCCGAGCGTCAGAACGTTCACGACATGGACGGTCGCGCTCATTCGCGCGGCCGAGATGGCGGCCGACAACGGCTACCTGCGCATGGTCGCGAACCTCTGCGAGTGGCTGCTCGGCGACGACCGCATCCAAGGCACGCTGTCGGCGCGCGTCGAATCCCTGCTCGGGCTCGAGCCGACGTTCGAGCAATCGGGCGACAAGCGAAGGAGCAAACGGGTCGTTCGCGCGCTCGAGGCGGGCGAGGACTGGTGGGAGGCGTACCCCGAGGACGAGCTCGCCACCATCGCGACGTGGGGCATCCTGCTCGGGCTCGCGCCGGCCGGCCACAATTGGACGGATCCGCGCGAGGACCACGGCGGCCGCGTGCTCCCGATGCCGCGGTTCTGGCATCCCCAGCACGTTCGCTACGACTGGCCGACGCGCCGGTGGGTGACGCGCGTCGCGACGTCGACGGGCCTCGTCGACTCTGGCCTCGAAGAAGAACTCGTGCCCGGCGACGGGCGCTGGATCCTCCACACACCCTACGGGTCGTCGCGGCCGTGGTCGCGCGGTCTCTGGCGCGGCCTCGCGCGCCTCGCCCTCATGAAGGCGTACGCGATCCAAGACTGGTCGCGGTTCGGTGAGAAGGCCCACATCCTCGTCGGCGTAAGCACCGAGGACGTCGAATCATCGCGCGAGCAACGCGCGCAACTCGCGAAAGACATCTACGAACTCGGCCGCGAAGGCGTCGCGTTCCTGCCCCCAGGCTTCGACCTCAAGAAGGTCGAGATGGTGGCCAACACGAGGGACATCTACCTCGCGCAGATCGAGATGGCGAACACCGCCATCGCGATTCTGGTGCGGGGCGGCAACCTCTCCACCGAAGTGAAGGGCGGAAGCTTCGCCGCCACGGAGTCGCAGGCGGAGACCGGCGACGCGTCCAAGCGGCGCTTCGATGCCCAGTCGCTGACGACGTCGATCCACGACCAGTCGCTCGTCTGGTGGGCGGCGTTCAACTTCGGCGCCGCGGAGCTTGCTCCATGGCCCGTCTACCCGGTCGAGCCGAAGAAGGACCTGAAGGCACGCGCCGAGACGCTCAACACGGCCAGCACCGCGCTGGATCGGCTGCTTACCAACGGGCTCCCGCTCGACATCGTCGAGTTTTGCGAAGAGTTCGAGATCGTTCTGCGCAAGATGGCAGACGGCTTCGAGTTCGCCATCGGCTCGCAGATCTATCAATACGATCTCGAGTTCGGGATCCTCACGACGAACGAGGTCAGGGCGCGCAAGGGTCTACCGCCGAAGCCGGACGGAAACGAGCGCCCCATTTCGGTGACGGCGCTCATGCAGCAGGAGCAGATGGCCTCGGACGCGGCAGCGGCGAAAGCTGCCGCCAAGGCCGCAGCGAAGAATCCGCCGCCCGCACCTGGCGACGACGATCAGGCCGACAACCCGCCGGCCGACGACAACGGCGCGCCCCCGGTGGCGCCCCCAGACGCTCCGCCGGCCAACCTCCGCCGCCATCGCGCGGCCGCCACAAAGGGGACCGACAACGGCCTCGACTACGTCGACGACGTCGGTACCAAGCTGGCGAAACACGCCTCTAAGGAGCTCGCCGAAACCGTCGCCGCCATGGTGACGGTCGTGCAGAACGCCGACGGGTACGCGGCCGCCAAGAAGGCGATCGTCGAGCGATACAAGGGGCTCGCATCACCGGCGAAGCTCGCCTCGCTCACCGAGGCCGCCATCACGATGAGCCAGATGGGCGGTCACCTCGCGGTTCGGGAGGACATCCCCGAGCTCGACGACTGAAGGAGCCACGATGGGTCAAGAGGACGCGTTCACCGGCCACCCAAAGGGGCGGATCACCATTGCCGAAGAGTGGGAAGACGTGACGCCGCACGACACGAACCCGCTCGCCTTCTACCCGAAGGCCGTGGTGTGCGGCGCAACGGCCGGCACGGTGGCGTGCATCTCGCGCGGCGGCAAGACATCGACGTTCTGGCTCGAAGCCGGACAGGTGCTGCCGGTGCGGCCGAGCATCATCAAGCTGACCGGCACGACTGCCACGCCCCTCATCGCGCTGAAGGAGTAACGGCGCCGTGCCGTGGTCGGCGACAGCGGAGCCGGAAAAATTCGACGAGGCCTCGGATTTCTTTCGCGACAGGTTCCCTTTAACCCCGGATCTGGCCGCTAAACTCGGGCAATACAGCGGAGCAAGGGCGTGGACGATCGCAGGCGTCGGGCAACTCGACGTCGTGCTGCACACGTACGACTCGCTGCTGACGGCGATCGACAAGGGCACACCGTTCGACGAGTGGAAGGACGAAGTCGAGGAGAGCCTGACGAAGGCGTGGGGGTCGCCGGACTCCGCGCGCCTCGAGACCATCTTCCGCAACGCCACCCAGCAATCGCTGAACGCCGGCCGCTGGCGGGCGATGAAGGATCCGGACGTCAAGGACCTTCGACCCTACGTCCTCTTCGACGGCATCAACGACGCTCGCCAGTCCAACATCTGTCAGGACCTCGACGGCACCATCGTCAAACAGGACGACCAGTGGCTCGACACGCACTCCCCGCAGCTGCACCACCGGTGCCGTTCACAGCTCGTCAGCCTCTCGAAGGAAGACGCGAAGCAGCGTGGCATCACGACCGACCCGCCGGACGTGAAAGCAACCGCCGGTTTCGGCGCGCCGCCAGACGACAGCAGCAAGCCGTGGAAGCCAGACCCGAAGGACTATCCGCCGGAGCTCTTCCAGATTCACGAGGAGAAGAACACGCCGACCTTGGGCGTGCACTTCAAGAGGTTCGAGTCGAACCTTGCGAAGAAGAAACAGGCGGAGGCGCTCCAGGCGCTCGCCGACAACGGCCTCCTCCCGTATCTCGAGAGACAGCCGCTCGAGGGGATCGCACTCAAGCGAAAGCTGGCACGTCGCGTCGGCGGCCAGTACTCGGCCAGCGCGAAGGTGCTGGCGGTCGATGGCGCACGCGAGGCGCACACATTCGGTCAGGTTTTCGAGGCCGGCAAGTCCTGGTCGGTGTCGAGTGCCGCTAAGACGGTGGGCGAGGCCACGCAGCGCACGCTGATCCACGAGGTCGCCCACCACATCCACCTGGGGTCAACAGGAACCCTGAGGGACGAGACGGTCGACAAGAAGATCCGGAGCTTCTTCGACCGCGAGGATAAGAAGCCCATCACCGAATACGCTGGCGTTAACCCTCAGGAATATTGGGCGGAATCGTTCGCGGCGTACCGGTTCCACCGGGCCGAGCTCAGGGAGCATGACCCCGTGGGCTTTGCAATGGTCGAAGAGGTGTTACGCTTACGGGGCATAGCCCTATGACCCAAGCCACTGCATTCAACGACAGCAAACCGCCCGATTGGGAGGCGCTTCAGGCGCTCACCGCCGAGGCGGAGCAGCTCGTCGACGACGGCCAGTGGACCAAGGATGAATTCGAGCGGCTTTGGAAGGCCGGCAAGAAGGCCGTGCATGGGCACGATGAGTTTCTCGAGTGCCTCACGCTGCACGCCGATCCCGACTGGCTCTGACGTAACGCGCTGAATAAGCGCGCCCTGGCGGGCTGCCCCGCCGGAGAAAGCACGACATGACCGAACCCACCGGGCAGCCGCTGTCCGCCTACGAGCAGCACGTCCGTAAGTGGATGAGCGAGCGACGCGAGAAGCGCTGCATCACGGCCGTGGCCGCGGGCGCTGAGCTCGAACTCGCGATGCTCGACATCATCGGCGAAGACTGGTGGTCGGGCGAAGGCATCACGTCCAAGTGGGTCAAGCGCATGCTCGACGCGAACCCGAGCGTCACGCTGATCCGCGTCCTGCTCGACAGCCCGGGCGGGTCGGTGTTCGACGGCGTCGCGATCCACAACCTCCTCAAGCGCCACGCGGCGCGTGTCGAAGTCGAAGTGCTCGGCGAGGCAAGCTCGGCGGCGTCCGTCATCGCGATGGCGGGCGACACCATCAAGATGCACGAAGGCACGACGATGATGATTCATCGCGCGTCGTGCGCCTGCTGGGGCTTTGACGAAGACCTGCACGCAGCTGCCGATGCGCTCACCACCATCACGGGAAGCATCACCGATATCTACGAAACCCGCTCTGGTCGCAGTCGTGCCGACGTCGACGCCATGGTCAAGAAAGAGACCTGGATGTCGGCCGCCGATGCCGTCAAAGAGGGCTTCGCCGACGAGGTCGTGAAGGCCGGCAGCAAGCCCGCACCCGCCACCGGCAAGTCGAAGAAGAACGCTAGGACGATGCTGTTCGAGATGAACGGCGAGCCGATCGAAGTCGACATCTACACGGGGCTCGAGGCGGCCGCCGAGCAGCTTCGCGTTCTCAATGCCAGCGCCCCCGTGGCCTCGAGCCTCGGCGCTACGCCGCCACCGCCCGAACAGACGACCGCGCCCGCCGGCGCACCAGCAACCCCGACCACCGCGCCAGAGGCGCAGCCAACAGAGGACAAGACCATGAGCGAAACGATGACCACCATCCGTGCCCTGCTCAACCTTGGCGCCGGGACGCCGGATTCCGACGTCATCGCCGCCTGCACGCGCCTTCGCGAGCTCGAGCGCGTCGCCATTACCGTCACTGGCGCGACCAGCACCGAGGAAGCCCTCGGCGGGTTGCCGGCTCTCAAGGCCAAGGCCGAAAAGGTCGAGACCATGAAGGCCGAGCTCGACCAGGTGAAGGCCGACCGCGACAAGCAGAACTTCGACACCCTCATCGCGAAGGGCCAGACCGTGCCGGCCAAGCTGACGCCCCAGATGGCGAATGACTGGCGCGAGCACTTCGACGCTGCCGTCGTCGAAGGCAACGGAGCGCGCGAGGTCGAGCGGCTGAAGGGCTTCTTGAAGAATGCAGCGGTCGTGATCGCTGGATCCGCCAAGCAGCCGCGCGCGGGCGCGACCAGCTCGTCCGACGAAGAGGCCCCGTCGCTCCTGCACAATGGCAAGAGCTACGAGCAGCTCACGTACGCGGCCAAGGGTCGCCTGAAGAACGAGCAGCCGGAGCTCTGGACCCTCATGCATGAGGACTGGGAACGCCGCGGCAAGCCTGCCGTCAAAGCCGCCTGATCGACCTCGTCTCCGTAGCGGCGTGGTGAACGAGCCCGCGCCCTCCCCGTAGCGAACAAGCAATCGACAATCACAGCACCTGCCGCGTCGGGAGACGCGCGCGGGGGCGCACACGTGTCTCCGCGACCGAGAAGGAAAAACGACCATGACGATCACCACTGTGAGCGATGTCTTCCAGCCCGAGATCTTGACGGAGGCGGTCCAAGGCGTCTTCGGACAGAAAACCGCCTTCATGGGATCGAGGCTGGCTAGCCTCGGCGCCGTGGTGGTCGAGGGGACGATGCCGGAAGGCGGCCCCAAGGCCATCGGCGTGACCATCAAGGTTCCGTACTTCGGCGTCATCGGCGAGTTCGCCAACAACCCCGATGGTTCTGCCACGACGCCGGGCAAGATCCAGCAGACAAGCGAATCGGCCACCGTAACGCGCGACTCGCTCGCGTTCGAGGTGTCGGCCTGGGCGCAGGGTAACGCGGCCGTCAATCCGAACGTGGGCGATCCCTACGACGAGGCGGCGCGGCAGATCATGGTCGCGGCAGAGCGCGCCATTGACAAGCGCCTCATCACGGCGTCTTCGGCCGCTGGCGTCTACCTGAAGGACGTCTATAGCTCGACCGTGCCCGTCACGATCAGCTGGGACTTGGTCGTCGACGCGAAGGTCGAGGGCTGGGGCGACGAGCAAGAGGACGTCGTCGGCATGCTCGTCCACTCGCACACCCACAAGGACATGCTGAAGCTGAAGGACGGCGCAGGCCGGCCGCTGCTCATCAGCTCGGAAAACGACGGCGGCCCCATCGACCGCTTCTGCGGCCTCCCGGTCGTCATCAGCGATCGCGTGCCGCTCACGGGATCCGCTATGGGCGCAGTCACCTCGAGCGGGACGACACCGCCGGTGGCGACCCTCGCCGGCACGCCGCTCGGCGCGTGGAAGCTCCAGATCGACTGCATGCTCTCGCATGCTTCCGATACCCTCATCCGGTTCTCGACGGACGGCGGCAACACCTGGAGCGCCAACATCGCCGCCACCGACAGCGGTGTCGCGGTCGCTCTGACCGATACGGCTGTCGACTCTCTGGTCGGAGTCAACGGCGCGACGGGTGTCACGGTCGCGTTTGCGGCCGGCACGTTCAACGCCGACAACCTTTGGACGGCGACGGCATCCGTGAAGACGATGTCGATGCTGCTCAAGCGGCGCGCGCTCGCGTTCTGGTACAACCGCAACGCGCTCGCGATGAAGACCGACACCAACATCCTGGCCGACACCAACATCGCGGCCATGCACCTTTATGGCGCGGCGCACCGGTATCGCCGGATGCCCACGGGCACGAAGCCGGGCATCGTCCAGCTGATTCATAACGTCTCCGGGTATTGAACGAACCCGCGTCATCGTCGCCAACTAGGTAACCGTTTCTCGGCCCCGTGGAGAGATCATGAAAGCACCCGACCAGGCAACAGTCGACGCGCGCTACCAGGCCAAGCTTGCGGCGCGCGCGACGGGCTCGACAACCGTCAGCATCGCGGAGCCGTCAACGCCGGACGAGAACCCGTTCGACCCCGCGGTCATCGATGCGCGGTATCGCGCCAAGATGGCGGCGCGCCGAAAGGCGGCCGAGACGCCAGCGCCCCCAGCGTCGCCAGCGACCAAGTCGAAGCTCAAGGGCGACGAGAGCCGCCGCGAACTCGAGGCGCTCGACGCGGCGGAGAACGAACGGCTCCAGAAGGAAGCGCTGGCGTGCACGGCCTGCGCCGTCGTCGATGGCCGCGTCGTCAAGCCGTGTCTCGATCACTTCGTCAAGGCCGGCTACAAGGCCGAGCAATACGAATCGTTCGTCGCACAGCTGGCACCGTCGGCCACGGCGGCCCACCATGCCGCGGTCGACGACACGAAGACGAAGCCGGAAACGGGCGGCGCCAAGCCAACGCAACGCCGCTGACGTGTCTGACCACCCGACCCACCGCCGCTACTGCCTGATGAAGCGGCAGAACGCGTACATGATCGGCGACTACTCGATCGCGTCGGTCTGGCAGCACAAGCAAGAAGCCGAGCCCGGCACGCCGCTCGCGGCGACGTTTCCCTTCTACGATCAACTCGTCGAAGCCTGGTTCACGACCAAGGAAGATCTCGAAGGCGCCGACGCCCGCGAACTCGCGTTCTTCGTCGGACTTTCTCAACGCGATGCCGAGGCCGTGCTGGCCGCATACGCCCTGCTCTGAAGGACTACCACCATGGGATTCACAGGTAACGGCGGCACCTATTACGCCTTCCGCAAGCAGCTCGCGCTGTCGCTCTATGACCTCCGCGAGGTCACGACAGGTGGCGACGTCTCGAACATCGCCGGCAACGGTGGCTTGCTCGCGAGCGACACCACCCCGATCCTCGAAGGCAATGCCGCCGAGACGCAGCAGCTCAACTGGGCCTCGTCGAACAGCGACATCGTCTGCCTGCAGGCGTCGCTACCGGAAGACTTCGATGGCCGGGAAGACGTGCTGGTCGAGCTATGGGTTGCGAGCGGGACGACCAACCTCGCCAGCTTCACGGTCGAGAGCGCTTGGGACGGTGGCACCGTCGTGAGCGATACCGCGACCGACCCGGCCCAGAGCGCGACGGTCCACAAGATCACCGCCAGGATCGCCGCGGCCGACATACCGGACAGCCCGTCGTTCCTGACGCTCATGCTCACGCCGGCCGCGCATACGACGGACGCGATCCTGCTGCTCAACGTCCGCGTCCTTTACCTCCCGAAGGTCACCTCCTAGCCCGTGCCGAACCCGCTCGCCCTGACCCTGCGCGCCTCGGCGGCGAGCGTGGCGACCGGAACGGGCACAACGTTCGACCTCTACGACGCGGCGTACGCGACCGACACGCTCAAGCGGCGGCTCGCCGAACTCACGCTCGAGGTGACGGTGGTCGCCGGCACGGCGCCCAAGCTCAACGTCACCGTCCAGACGTCCCCCAACACGACGTCGTTTCAGGACGTGCTGTCATTCAGCGAGTTCGAGGCCATCGGCTTCCAGCGGCTCAAGTTCGCGACGCTCGAGCGGTACGTGCGGATCAAGTGGACGATCGCGGGCTCCGGCGTGGGGCTGTCGTTCACATTCCAAGTGGCGGGGTTCGCCCACGTCATCTACGCCGACCACGACGACTTCTTCCTCTACGGACTGCCGCGCGCCGCGGCGGTGCCGGAGGGCGGGACGGACCCGATCGATCTGCTGAGCGGCTCGCTGCTCGGCGCGGCCTCGATGGCGAACGCGAAGATCCCGCGCGCGCACACGCTGCCGCTGAAGGACCCGTATCCGGAGTCGCTCCGCATCGCCGTGGCCAAGATCGCCGGCTACATGTTCCTCGCGCAGCGCGGCTTCGACCCTGATTCGCCGGCCGACAAGGAAGTGAAGGCCGGGCACGACGACGCTGCGAAGTGGCTGAACGCGCTCGGCGGCGGCGTGGAACCAGACTGGATCGACGCGACGCCAGAGGTCTACGACGCCGGCGCCGGTGTGGCGAGCGGGGTGCCGCGCGACTCTGGCTGGCCATGGGTGTGAATTAAAATGGCGCGCTCCGGACTCAAGGGCGACTTTGCCGCCATCGATAGGCTCGCGGCCAAGCTCGCGTCAACGCCGCGCGTCCTCACCGTGGCGTCCAAGAACATGGCCGATGAAGCGCTCGCGCTCGTCGCCGAAGGGTTCAACAAGGAGCGGGATCCGTACGGCAGCGCCTGGGCGCCTCTCAAGGATCCGACGCGCGGCGCATCGCAGAAGACCGTCGCGCGGCTAGGTCGCCAGCTGGCGCGCAAACAAGAACGCCAACGACAACGCCTGCAGCGGCAGCTCAACGCCGGCGGGAGCTCGGCGATTCGGCAGATCAAGAGCAGCAAGATCCTGCAGGACACGGGTCGAGGTCGCAAGAGCTGGCACCGCACCCACGCGGACGCGTCGGGCTTCCGCATCGCGCCGGCCGTGAACTACCTCCGCTACCACCAGAGCCCAAAGGCACAGGGCCGCGTCGCCCGCAAGATGGTGCCGGACCCAGGCAATCTTCCCATCCAGTGGAGAAGCCGACTCACCGCGGTCGGCCAGGAGGCGCTGCGCGCGCACTTCCGTGGATAGGATCGAGCAGCTCATCGAAGACATACGGATCGAACTCGACCTCCTGACCGACGGCGCGTGGCCTGCGAAGCGGTGGGTGGTCGGCAAGCTCAGGAAAGACGAGCACTCGGCACTTCCTCGCATCGAGTGGGAAGAGGACGGCGGCATCATCGCGCTCGGCAAACTGGTCGGCGGCAACACCGGCAACATCGCGACCGACACCGAGCAATTCGCCGTCACGATCTGGCACAACTCGAAAGAGAACTGTCGCAACACCCTGCACAACCTCGTCCTGGCCACGAGGCACGCCGCGTTCGGGCCCAACATGAAGTTCGGCGCCTACGCGTTCGTCGAGGACGCGCACACGAAGTCGGGCCGCAAGCTCGAAGTGAGCGTCGCGTTGACGATCCCGGTCGGCACGGAAGTGATGCCCGAGGCCGTGACCCCGCTCACGCAAGACCATTCCGTGACGGTCGGCGACGAAGTCGTCTGCTGACACACCCACATCCGCGCTGCTGACCCAAGCGGCGCTGCGGAGAGAACGATGCCGAAAGCACCGCGCGCGGATACGCGTGCAGAAGACGCCCCCGCGCCCGAGCGCTTCGCGGATACGCCGGAATACTTTAGCGTCGAGACGAGCGCGCCAGAAGGTCCGCAGGCCACAGCGCTGTCGGATGCGCCTGCCGCGCCCGCGTCACCTGCCGCGCCTGCCACGGAAGCCACGCCGGCGCGCACGCACTTCACCCCCGACGAGCTCGCCGTTCTGACGGGCAACGTTGCCGAGGCCAAAGGCCCGATCGCGTTCGGCGAAGGTGCCCGCCCGAAGAAGCAGCCCGCGTACTCCTGGCAGCACGCCGCGGCCGCGCAGCTCCACGGGTGGAACGCTCACGAGCACCACGCCGGCTCCCCGATCCAGCTGTCGCGGGCCGACTACGAAGCCGCGCTCGCGGCGGCGTCGGCGCCTGTAGCCACGCTGATGCCCAACGGGCTGACCCGCACCGTCTACGAGCCGCACAAGCCCGCGCTCTCCCCGCACGCCCCCAAGGAGGGTTAGTCGATGGCGTACCCCCCGCAACAAATTCTCACGGTTCGCGATGGCGGGATCGGTCTCGTATCGACGAGCGATCTCCCGCCGCTCGTCGTCGGCGTCACGTCCGGCGGCGTCGCCGACACCCTGTACCAGTACAGCGATCCGAATCGGCTACTCGACGAGCAAGGCGACGGCCCCGCGGTCGAGATGGCGGCACCCATCATCAACGCGGTGGGTACGATTCTATTGCTCAAGACGACCGCCGGTACCGCTGGCTCGAACGGCGCCGTCACGCCGACGCGGGTCGGGACCAGCACCGGAACCGTCACGGTCGCGGGCTCTCCGCGCGACGGGTACGAGGTCATCGTCCGCATCACGAAGACTGGCACGCTCGGCACGGGCAAGTTCGATTACTCGCTCGACGACGGCTACACGTTCTCGGAGATCCTCACGATCCCGGCGGGCGGCACGTACGTGCTGCCCAACACGGCCCTGACGATCACGTTCGTGCCAGGCGGCGGGCCGACGTTCTTCGAGATCGGCGACAAGCACGAGTTCGACAGCGTGGCTCCCCACTACACGACCGCCAACCTCGGAGCCGCTTGGACGCAGCTGCTCCTCCAGCTCGGCACGCGCAACATCGAGCAGGTCTACTTCTCCGGCAAGAACGCGAGCGCGGCATCGGCGGCCACGATGGCGGCCGCGATCGCTACCCACCTGACGACGCTGGAAACCAACAACTACTACGCGCGCGCCCTCATGGACGCGGGCAACGACACGACGGCCAATATCCTCACGTCGTTTGCAAGCTTTGCCAGTACCCGCGTCGGCGTCTGCTACGGGGACGTAGACGTCGTCGGGCTGAACTCGTTCGCTGGCTGGGGCGTTCCGAAACGCGCCGCCGTCAACGTGGTGGCGGAGCGTGCCGCAGGCGCGGACCTGTCCGAGAACCTCGGCCGCAAGGAGTCCGGGGCACTGCGTGGTGTACGGGCCATCAGCCACGACGAGGGCACCAACACGCAGTTCAGCGAGGCCGACAAGATCACGACGCTGCGCACGTACCGCGGCAACGCCGGGTTCTACGTGACGAACGGCTACCTGAAGAGCCCCAGCGGTTCCGACTTCCTCTACTACGATTGGGGCCGCGTCATCGACCGGATCTGCCGCACGACCTTCCTCGCGCAGGACACGTGGCTCTTGAAGAAGCTGCGGTCGCTCAAGGACGGGACCGGCCACATGGATCCCCGCGACGCCTCGCGCGTCAACGGCTTCGTACGCCGCGCCCTCAAGGCCGCGGTGCTCGATCCGACGAACGTCGAGGGCTACAAGGGTCACGTCTCCGGCCTCGGCTACGCGGTCGATGAGACGAACGACTTCCTGGCGACGCGCGAGATGCTGAGTGCGGCGTTCGCCGTGCCGCTCGTGCCGGTGGAAACCAT